GGTATCTTCGGGCTGGCATATATGGCGCTAGTTATCGCGGGCTAACCACACCTTACCGCCCTCTATCACCACAAGCCCGCGTTTTTGCAGCACGTTACGCGCCGCAGCGCGGGCTTGTTTAGTTTCATCCGAGCAGTCACGCGTGTGCGCGGCGTGCCATGCCGTAACCGTAACCTTGCCATATTGATCCATGCTATCCATGCACAAATTGCGCAGACATTGCAGCGCAAGATATTGCGCCGGGGTTAGCGCGTCGCGCTCTTTCGGCGCGTCTTGCACACGTTCTAGCACAATCGACGTGTCACCTATTAGCGCGCGTTGCGACATGCGGAATCTCAAAGGCTCCACTTGTTCGCCGTCTTTTTGTTTCTCGATTGCGAGTGACAGGAAACCATGCTCTTGCGCCGCCTTTAATGACGTGTCAACCGCGCCCAATAGCGCCGTCGACCCACGCATGCCGCGCGCCGCGTCTTTGCCCGCATGGTGTATGCCTAGCAGGGCGCCCCCGCAGTGCCGCTTTACAGCGTCGCACGCGGCCACGAACGCGCCGATACTGTCCGCGCTGTTTTCTTCATGCCCTAGCAACGCACGCGCGACCGTATCGACAACCACAAGCGCGACACGTTCGCCGCGTGCGCTAATCGTTTGCATAAGGCGCTCCACTTCGGCTTGTTCCGCAAACGCGACCGCTTGCCCTAACAGATACAGCGGCGCGTCGCCACGCCACCCGCGCGCCGCTTCTAGTGCTTTGATGCGCTTGCCAAGGCCGCCGACGCCCTCGCCCGCGATATATATCGCAGCGCCTTGTTCAACCGCTAACCCGTGGAAGGGCTGGCCGCGCGCAACACAAGCCGCAAGCTCAAGCGCCGCAAACGATTTCCCAGCGCCCGGCGGGCCGTACAGCACGCCTAACCCCGTACGTGTTAGCAGGTTTTCGACCAACCATTCGACCGGGGGCATGGCGCGCAATTCGGCCAACGTCATGAGCGGAAACACGTCAGGCGCGCCGCCCTCGCCCTCACTAATGAGGGCGCCAGCATTTTTATTTTCGTCCTCGCCTTCATAGATATGGCTAGGATTTTGTTCTGAAATTTCTGATTTTTTATCCGGCGCGGTTTCCACTACAGGCGCACGTTTGCAGAACTCGCGTAGCGTATCCAAATCCTGACCCGCATTTATCCAATCCACGATGTCGCCTTTGGGCGGTAGCCCCGGCAGTTCAACGCGCCGAATCTCTTTCGCGACGGGCAGCAGGTGCGTGATGACACCATCCGCATGACGCGCGCCCGGTTCATCGTTGTCTGGCAGCACGATCACGCGCCTGCCCTCGAAGAATTTGTTTAACGGTTCGCGCCACTTGCCCGCACCGCCGTGAGATGTGGTCGCAATCAGGCCCAACTTCGCAAGCGCGTCCGCGCACTTCTCGCCCTCGACCACGAACACGGTCGCGTCTGGTTTCGCCAGCATGTCGGGCAGGCGATAGGGCAAAGGCTCAACGCCTTCCATTTTGTACACCCAATCATCGCCATCCGGGCGTCGCTGTATGTAGCGCGTCGGCTCATAGCGCAGCACTTGGTAACGCAGTTCGCCATGCTCATCGAAGTAGTCGAAAACCTTGCTGAGAAATTCGCGCGGCTTTAGCTGCACGACTTGCGGGCCAGCGATACCGAACTTGTTTTGCAGCACCTTGCCGATACCACCTAAAGTGGCACCCTCGAAATGCTTGACCAGATCAACGACGCCACCGCCGCAGTTCAGTTCGTAGTCAAACCATACGCCCTTGCGCAGGTCAGCCTCGCGCCCTTGCTTGTTACCCCACCGCAGCTTCATGCCGTTCTTTTTTGTGGGTTCGCCCCAGTAGTGCCGGGCGACTTGCTCCATATACGCGCCGATGTTTTCAGCCATGTGTTGTGTCCTGTGTGTGTGCGTAATAAAAGGCGGGGAGCATAGCCCCCCGCCTTTGTAATTAAAAGAGGTCGTCTTCGCTCGCTGGCATATCTACCGGCACGTCAGCAGCAGGTGCAGGTGCGCCGGACATTTCATCCGGGCGATCCACCCACGAGACGATCTTCCAGTTCGGAACCTTGAAGCGCAACTCACCCTGCGGTGTGTTGATTTTCACGGGTTCCGTGCCTTCGATCTCGACGACAGGTGCTTTGCCTGCGTTCGCGCCACGCTCTGCCTCGAACTGATTGTGCAGTTCGTCCATCTTGCGCAGCACGGTCTTGGCTGAGTGCGAGAACTCACGCAGCCCCATCTCCTTGCTGTAGATGCGAAGACGGAAAGCGTTCTTGTGCCCAGCGGACGGACGCTCCGGCATCTCCTCACCAATACGCACCATGCGGAAGTCAGGTGCGCCGCTATCAAACGAAAGCCAGCCCACCTCGATTGCCTCAAGGTCAGCCACGAACTTGCAAGGGAACGTAATCTCCTCCTCGTTCTTAATCCATGCGCCGGACATATCCTGTTCGCGATCCACGCGGATCATGTCACCCGCCTTAGCATCCCACTTTACGATGGGGATGATGTCGCCAGACGACTTGCTTTCAGTTGAAAATCCTAGTCCCATTACCTTTTCCTTTTCGTTGAATTACGTTCAAACAATTTTGAACGCTTCGATTGGGTAGTGTGCGACCGGCTCGACATCATCGTCATCGCCCCGGTCCCAACGTCCACCCATTGCTGCCTCGAACGGTGATGCAAAATCGCACCACACTATTTCGTCGAGGAATTTCACAAGCAACACGGATCGCGTGTCGCTAATCTCTGCCAGTTGGCGTGCAGCCATAACCTTGCCCAGCGATATCATGAGCGTTGGATAGCTGCGAAATCTATTGTTGCGTGCCTTGATTTCTGCGAACCCGCGCAGCTTGCCGTCACGGAACATCGCGCAGTCCAGCCGATACGAAATCGGCAGCTTGCGTAGTTCAATCCCGCGTTCCTTCATGCGTGCAGCGACGCGCTGCTCGTTCGTCAGGTCGCGTGGTCGTTCGTATCTGGGTCGCATAGCATCTCCCGTGTTACGCAACAGAACACATCAAAGTCCAGTTCCGCTTTCCACTTCCAATCGTAGGTTCCTGTGCCTTCGCACATCTCCGCGAACGCTGCGATTGGGACCACGCATTTGATCGGTGATCGGTCGTACTTGTAAATAAGGCAGGGCAGCAGGTCAGCAGCGCGTGCCGCCGTGCAGGCTTGTTCCCACCATGCGTCCTTGGCCTGCTTGCCTGACGCATAACGCTTGCACTCGATTACGAACGGCCAGTTGTCGCAATCAACAGGGCGCAGATCGCCGAGATCGCTCTGCCTGTACTGCTCGATCTCGCGCTTGAACTTGATGCCAAGTTCGTCGAGCAGCAAGGCCGCAACCTCGCGCTCAAACGCAGCACCCTTCATCCTGCCGCCGCCGGGTTTCATTTGCTGGCAGCTTTAATCATGCGGTCGATCCCACTGTGCGCTTCCTGCGTCTCCGAAAGACGCGCCAACGCGACGTGCAGTATCTCATCTGCCAGCGCAGACATGCTGCGGTGTGAACTTTTTTCAACTGCATCGCGCAACATCTGGTGTGTCTCAACACGCAGACGCAACATGCAGGGTTTGTATTCGCTCATAAAAAAATCCTTACGTTTGCCCTTGCGGGTGTAGCTTTCATTTCTATATAACATTGATAGCAGCACACACACAAGAGGGAACACACATGCTGAAGCACAATAAATATGTTCTTTACCTTCGCGTCTCTACGGACAAGCAGGGCAAGTCTCGTCTTGGCCTTGACGCGCAGCAGACGATGGCCGCGCCATACATGGATCGCGTCATCGCCACCTACACCGAAGTCGAGAGCGGCAAGAAGGACGACCGCCCGGAACTTGATAAGGCGCTCGCACACTGCAAGCGTGAGGACGCTGCGATCCTGATCGCAAAGCTGGATCGCCTGTCGCGTAGTGTCTCGTTTCTGTTCCGCTTGCGCGACAGTGGCGTAGAGATTGAGGCCGCTGACATGCCGGGTATGGGTACACTTGAGTTCGGCATCCGCGCAGTGTTCGCACAGCACGAACGCGAGGAGATTAGTCGGCGCACGAAAGCTGCGCTCGCCGAGAAGAAGGCGCGGGGCATGAAGCTAGGCTGCCCAGCGCCACGCAAAGGCGGAGCCGCTACGTCCGCAGCCATTAAGAATAAGATGGAGAAAGTGTGTGCGCGGGCGTTACCGCTTGCACAGAAACTCCACGCTCATGGCGAAAGCTATCGCGCTATTGCCGTAACCCTGAACGAAACCGGCATCCCTGCCTATGGTACGCAGTGGCATGGCACGGGCGTTCTCAATATGTTGGAGAACTACGCATGACTACGTTTCAAAAAATACTGGCGATGCACATCATCAACGCCACACCACCGTCGCGCCATTACGTCGCCTCACCTTGGGGCAGTGTCGCACTGGCCGCGACAATCGCTTTCGCAATCGGCTTTATCATCGGAGACTTTATCTAATGGTTGGAAAACTTACACCTGACGACATTGCAACTGCATCCACGCTGCCCGCAATCATGGGCATGTCGCGATACAAGACACCCAACGATGCGTTGCGTGACGCCATCGAAGCAATGGAAGGCACGCGCGCAGACACATGGACCGGCAATGAGGCAACGCGCTGGGGTGATCGGCTTGAAGGTACGATCATCACAGAGGCCGCGCATCGCCTTGGCCTGAACGACTTGTGCCTTGAGTTCCCCAAGGCTTTCTTCCATAGCAGCCTGCCGTTGGCCTGCTCACTCGATGGCTCTGCCACAGGTGAGGGCGTCATCACAACCAGCGTTGAGCGCGGCATCTACTGCATGAACGCCGACCGCATTGACCTCAGCGGCACGGGCATCATCGAGAGCAAGCTAACATCCGCTGCGCCAGAAGATGTGCCACCGCCTTTCCGTGGTCCGTGGCAGCTGCAGGCACAGATGATGTGTACCAGCCACAAGTGGGGCGTCGTTGCCACCTTCTATCGTGGCATTGAACTACGCCTGTTCGTATATCAAGCAGACGAGGGGATGCAGAAGCGCATTACCGCAGCCGTGCATGAGTTCGAGGATCGTAAGCGCAACCGCGATTGGTATCCCGTCGTATCCAGCGCCGACGCAGATCGTGCGTATGCGCGTGTCGATGACGGCGCGCCTGACATTGACCTGTCCTCATTCCCTGACGGCGACCGTACGCTGGCAGAACTGGTCGAAGCCAAGGAAGCCAAGGCCGCAGCGGAGGCGCGCATTGAGGATGCGCAAGCCGCGATCAAGGAGATCATGGGTAGCCATGAGGGCGCGCGCGGTCTTGTCGGAAACAACGCTTACCGTGTTATCTGGGCAGAGCGTAACTACAAGGCGCAGCCTGAGAAGGTCGTGCCTGCGAAGAAAGCCTACACCAAACGTGCGTCCACGCTAACGGTGCGTGCGCTTGATTAAGTGACTCAAAGCTGTCTCCCAGCTATCGTTTTCGTGGCCGGGGGACAGCATTGTATTCGTTGACACGCGCTTGGTTAGCTGCCCGTTTAGTTCGCCCACCGCAATGAACGCTGACTTCCTTACATCGAGCGCGACAAGCGCAACCACGTCGCAGTCGTCAATCGTCAGTGCCTGCTTTTGCCCGCCCT